TGCCGAAGAGACCTACCAGAAGAAACTTGCCAAACTCAGCGAAGACGAAGTTACCTTGTCGGAAGAGTTCAAAGCAAAAACTGCTATTCTCTTTGAGGCTGCTCTACAGTCTAAAGTTGCAGAGGAAGTTGAACGTATCGAGTCTAACTACGAAGAACGCCTTGCTGAAGAAGTTCAGTCACAGCGTGGCGACCTCGTTGAAAAGGTTGACTCTTACCTTAACTACGTGGTTGAACAGTGGATGGAAGAGAATAAACTCGCCATTCAGAATGGTCTGCGAACTGAGATCGCTGAGAACTTTATGGAAGGGATGAAAGGTCTTTTCTTAGAGTCTTATGTCGCCGTTCCGGAATCCAAAGTTGACCTAGTAGACGACTTAGCATCACAAGTTGAAGAACTCGAAGAAGCGATGAGTCAACAGATGCAAGAGTCGATGAAGCTAATGGAGCAAGTTGCAATGATGAAGAAGGAGAGAATCCTTGCTGAAGCATCTGCTGACCTTGCTGACACCCAAGCAGAAAAACTCCGAAACTTCTTTGCGTCAGTTGATTTTGACGACGAAGATACTTTTGTCAAGAAAGTCGACACAGTGAAAGAAGCGCACTTCTCTGGTGCTGCTCCTGCTACTGATGAAGAAGTCTTCGATGAAGATGGAGAAACTTCCGTTCCCTCGGCACCCGTGTCGAACGTGATGGAAAACTATATTTCTGCTATCCGTAAAACCTCAAAATAATATTATCTTTAGGAGATAAAAACAATGGAACTTAACTACGAAAGTCTAGTTGAGAAGTGGTCTCCGGTCCTGAAAGAAGAGTCCGCTGGTAAAATCAGCGACACTCATCGACGAAATGTGACTGCTGCCCTTCTAGAAAACCAAGAACAAGCGATGATGCAAGACCGTGCCCAGTTGGGTATGTTGAACGAAGTCGCTGCTAACAATACAAGCAACGTTGCTAACTGGGATCCCGTCCTCATCTCGCTCGTCCGACGTGCGATGCCGAACCTGATGGCGTATGACGTCTGCGGTGTTCAGCCGATGACTGGTCCTACTGGACTCATCTTCGCGATGAAATCCAAGTATCAGGGTGAAGCTGACGGCGCTGGTGGTCATCAGGCGCATAACGGTATCGGTCCTGATTCAGAAGCACTGTTCCAAGAAGCGCAAACTGCCTATGCCGGTAGTGAAGATTCGGGTCAAGCACCTGGACCTCATACCCACGGTCCTTCTGGTCTTTATACTGTTGACGGTACTCCGGTTGCTCCTCCTGGACAAACTGATAACTTCGGTATTGGTATGCCGACTGCTGACGCTGAGGGACTTGGTGCTCCTGGCGGTAAAGAGTTTGGTGAAATGGGTTTCACCATCGAGAAAGCGACAGTTACTGCTCGCACTCGTGCTCTGAAAGCGGAATACACGATCGAACTCGCGCAGGACTTGAAAGCGATTCACGGATTGGACGCCGAGGCAGAACTCGCGAACATCCTCTCCGCTGAGATTCTTGCTGAGATCAACCGTGAAGTTATCCGTACTATTAACTCGCAAGCGCAGATGGGTGCGCAGGGTACGACTACTCCTGGTATCTTCGACATCCAAGGTGATGCCGATGGTCGTTGGAGTGTTGAGCGATATAAAGGTCTTTTGGTCCAGTTGGATCTTGAGTCTAATGCTATCGCCAAAGCGACTCGACGCGGTAAAGGTAACGTGGTCATCTGTTCTTCAGACGTCGCCACTGCTCTTACTGCTTCTGGCATGCTTGACTACGCGCCTGCCCTTTCCACTAACCTTCAGGTTGACGACACGGGCAACACCTTCGCTGGTGTGCTTAACGGTCGCATCCGCGTTTACATCGATCCGTATGCGGTCGGCGATTACGTGACTGTCGGTTTCCGTGGTAGCAACCCTTATGACGCAGGTGTCTTCTACTGCCCATACGTCCCGCTCCAGATGGTGCGTGCCGTTGGCGAGAATGACTTCCAGCCGCGTATCGGGTTTAAGACTCGTTATGGCATGGCGTCTAACCCATTCGTGGGTCCGGCACCTGCTGACGGTCTTGCTGCTGCTCGTAGCAACCCTTACTACAGAATCTTCCGTGTTGATAACATCCTCGCGTAAGACTTTGTAAGAAAAAAAATAATAACTACTGTTGTTATTCGCCCACCCTCTTCGGAGGGTGGGTTTTTTATTCTCTCCCCTCTCTCCCCGATTTCTATTGAGTAGTACCTTTCGTGATAATTTCCGTTAACAACAAAGAGAGGTAGATTCTATGATGAATCTCATTAACACACATGCTCGAAGTCTCGTTGAGAAGTTCCTTCAGACTGGGGTAGCGTGTTTCTTGGTTATGACTCACGGTGCGATTGCGGGAGCGGGTCTCGCTCATGTAATCACTGCTGCCAAGACAGGCATCATTGCTGCAGTCGCTTGGGTAATCATCTCATTGATTCCCAAACTGTCTTCGGTGCACTGGGGTATCTGGTTAACAGGTATTCTTGCTGCAGTAGCAGACTGGTGGGTACATCCAAGTGCAATCGGAGTATGGTGGACAGAACCTGTGGTTACTGGTTTACTCACTATGGTTCTAATGCTCGGATATGAGCAGATACTTCACAAGAGAAACTCATAAGAACAAC